CAAAGAAACACCGTTTTGAAGCAAAGCATTTAAATAAAGGCGGTGCTACGGGTTATCTCGCTAAATATATCTCAAAAAATATCGACGGTTATGCATTAGAGGGCGAAGTTGATGACGAATCGGGAGAGTTATTAACCGAGGTTGCATCAGCCGTTACTGCGTGGGCGTCTACTTGGCGTATTCCTCAATTTCACATGTTTGGCTTGCCGTCTAAAGGTGTGTGGCGTGAGTGTCGTCGTATTCGTGGTGTGAGTATCGCTGATAAGTTGGGTGATATAGCGGAAAAAGTAAGAGCGTCTGCCGATGCAGGAGATTTCGCCGCTTATATTGAGCACCAAGGAGGCCCTAACGTTAAACGTAGTCTACAAACACTATTAGTCGCTCGTACTGTTGCTGATGAGCCGAATTCTTATGATGAAGAGGTGATGCGAATAATCGGGTTATATTCACCGATAAAAAGTAGCGATTTAGTAAAAACGCGTGAGCGTCAGTATCGTTTAGTTCGTAAATCTAAGCAGGATATTGAGGCAATTGAGCATAAGCGTAAGTCAGAAACGGGTCGGGTTTTGACTTTAAAAAGCGCGATCAGCGCGCCTCGGAGTCCTGTCAATAACTGTGGATCGGGCAGTTCACCCGATATTAAAAACCCACACGATAGGGGCTTAAAATCGCCCTTATGGGGGATTTCTGAGCCTGATGTTTTTGACCTACGTTCACAATATAGCGATTGGGAGAAATCATTTGGCGAGGTTTTAGAGCATAAAAAGAGTCAGAGAATAATTTCAACCGTGTCATTAAGTGAAAATCAGGAACGCTTGATACCTGAATTTAAAGCCTTTGCTGAAAAAATGGGATTGGATTTACCACCAGACACAATGTGGTCAATGGTGATGAACGGTATGCGCCTTAATTATGGCGATGAAGTGATTTGGTTTGAGAACGGGAAGGCTCAAATTTCATCGGCGAATAGTGAAAACGTTAATTTTGAAGAAGTGAGGAGGAAAAATATTGAGAAAAGGAGAGATAGGATAATGGATAAGGTTAGAAATCATGGAAAATTAATTGATTGAATTTTTCTTGATTTATTTAAGTTACAACCTAGCATATTTAAAATATTTGTATAATTTAAGTATTAAGAATATGTTAACTAGGATTATTTTATGGCTTTTGTAACAGAATTAACACATGAAGATAATATAGTACCAGCAACAGCAACCGCTCATTTAATGGCAACGAGGCTTGGAACTACCTTAAGAGAACGCTTTGAAGGGCATATTCATAAGCGAGAGTGTTCTACCATACAATCAGATTATGATGTAAAAATGGCTAGTAGAGCAATAGCTGCTTTTGTAATTCACCACCTTGGTCAAGTTGATGATGTTGTTTCTGGCGCTGCCGTTTGTGATAGTTCACAAGATGGAGGAATTGATGCTATTCATGTTAATCATACAGAAAAAACAGTTGTTGTTGTACAAGCAAAATATTCTCAATCAGGTAATTCAACATGGACTAATTCAGATTTTTTAGTATTCAAACATGCATGTGATCTTTTAATACAAGAAGAATATGAGCGATTTGATCCAATATTACAAAATAAACGAGATGATATTAGCAGAGCTTTAAGTTCTATAGATTATAAATTTTTATTTGTTATGGCCCATACTGGGAAAAGAGGGGCTGCAAATACTATTTTATTTGATATGCAACAATGGCAACAAGAATTAAATGAATCGGCATCATTAACAAGTATTCCTCCTAACCATGAGCTACCATTCCAGGTTCATTTGGTTTCTTCTGAAGATATAACTCAATGGCGTTATGCCCAAACATCTATGACTGTTGATTTAGATGATGTGGAATTAGAGCAGTATGGGAAAATTGAAACCCCTTATATTGCATTTTTTGGTGTGATTAGTGGAGATCAAATATCAGAATGGTGGAAATTACATTCCTCAAAATTATTTACTAAAAATATTCGTAATTTACTGGGTAAAACAGAGGTTAATGAAGCAATAAAGCAAACTGCTGTAAATGATCCTGAGCATTTTTGGTTTTTTAATAATGGTATTACTGTTCTTGTTCGATCCATTGAACCACACAGAAGAAATAAAACTAATCAACGAGATGTTGGTAGATTTAATTTTCGTGATGTAAGTGTTATTAACGGAGCTCAAACAGTTAGTAATATTGGCTCTTTAGATGGTTTTGATGAAGGTTTTCTTACAAAAATAAAAATCCAAGTACGATTTATACAAATACCTCAAGGTGCATCAGGAGATATTATTAATTCCATAACTAGAGCAAATAATCATCAAAATAGAGTTCTTGGTAGAGATTTTGCTTCTCAACATCCTCAACAATTACGATTAAGAGATGAATTAATTATAGAGGGTTATATTTATCAGTTGTTAAGAAGTGATATGTCCACAGATACTTTAGGTGAAAGAAATATAGATATAGATGAAGCATTAGATGCTTTGGCTTGTTTAAATTGTAAACCATCAACGCTAGCTTTATTAAAAAGCCAACGGGGTAAGTTTTTTGAAAATTTAGAAGGTTCAGCATATAAAACACTTTTTAACTCATCAGTAAGTGGGGTTTTACTTATAAATGCAGTTTTACATCATCGAGTTATTGAAAAAAGAATTAAGGAATTATTAAATTCTACTAATAGGCAAGAAGATAAAAAACGTTATGGTATCTTAACTCATGCTAACCGAGTGTTTGCTGGCTTTATTCTTAGTACTACTCCAAATATAAAGAATGCAAAAAATATCATTAGTATCAATATGGAGTATATTAATAATGAGTTGGAAAGAATCTTGTCAATAACAGAAAAACTTATTGAAAGCTCTTATCCAACTGCATACCCTGCTCGATTTTTTAGTAATGTAGATAAGATTTCATTAACTCTCGATAAATTGAAAGAATAAAATAATTATTTGTATTTTTTCTTAATATGGCTATTAAAATTAGCCATATTACTCTTGAGTATGAAATGATTATCTATCTCCTTAATTATTTTGTTTTTTTTACTGGTTTCAATGTTATAAAATTTAATATCATTATTTATTATGGTGATTTCAATTAATGGTTTATTTTGTGATATTAATCCTATTGTTATAATAAATAATGCTTTTATAAGTTTGTTTTTTATTTTTTCCATATTTTTAAAATCCTTTTAATTTATTGGAATTACTGTTTTTCATCTAATCCATTAGATGATTTATATAAAATATAAATTCAATTATTATGAATGGTGTTATGTGATATTTTATTAAAGAAAATATTACATATATATTTGATGTAAATAAAAAACTTAGCTGTTTTCTATTTTAAATGAGATTTTGGCATAGATAATTTGCAAAACAGTCTCAAGTACTTGTGTATATTATAACATACTTTTGTAATATAACGCATAAATCTGCAAGATCAAAAAAGGATCAAAGTTGCTCGAAGGCGCCAGATATCACAGGCTTTTGTGGCACTCATGCAGGTGCATAAAAAGAGGTCAATTTAGTGCGCGGGCGTGGCGGGGTCACGATTGCGTTTTGAGAGGCTCGAGATACTAAATCTTCCCAATATTTAATAGACTTTATTTCGGTTAATTTTGCTTAAAAAGTATCAACGTTATATCATAAGAAAAATTGATTAAAATAGGTTTATGTTATGGGGTTAGGGTTAAAAGATGCGATTAGATATGTGAATGTTTTTCATGAAAAAAACACTAATAAATTAAACTTATTTAGAGGCCATTGGTATCCTGGTTTTATTTCTGTTTTAGCGGCATATATTAATTATCATCGAATAACAGAAGAAAATTGTGATTTACCTAATTTGGAGTATATGCAAGCAATTAATTTGCATGGAGCTTTATGGGGTACTGATCAATACCCTCAAGAACGTATAAATGTTGGTACAAATTATAGTTTAGTAACGGCTCTGAAAAGTGTTGAAGCTGTAGATACAGCAACAGGAGCTATAAATGGTTGTGTGAGGCGATTAACGTTTCCCGATCGTTCGCCAGAATTTTATCCTCAAGGACTACTTGATCTAACCCATGTTATCGGAGAGCTTCATGATAATGTTTGGTCACATGGAAAATCAACGGGTTTTTCTTTTGCACAAAAATATGCAGTTCCTAGAACCAATCGAGAGGAGTACTACCTTGAGTTTTCTTTAGCTGATTGTGGTCTCGGTTTCCTTAAAGAGCTTCAACGGGCTAAGATTCCAAATATTCGCACACATCAAGAAGCTATTGAATGGTGTATACAGCAAGGAAATTCATCTAAACATGCTGATTTACAGGATGATTGGGCTCAACAACTCCCCCAAGACTTTATGGGAGGGAGCATGTTTGGTGCTGACGTCGCAATAAAAGAAAAAGATAATAACCATCAAGGACTTGGTTTATATCATCTAATTGAATTAGTAAAAAACTATAATGGAGAATTGCATCTTGCAACAGGAGATGTATGCTTAGATGTAATTGATGGTAAAATGAGCTATACTAAGCTAGATTCTATGTGGTCCGGTGTCGCCATTTCTTGTCGTTTTAAAATTAGTGAATTGGCGAAGGAACATGACAATGGAGATGATGACCCTCAGCTTATGGATATTATGAGGGCGTTAGGAGGAGAGTAAAATGAGAAAATTAGCATATAAGTTACCTGTTGGTGACCTAGCTTCACGTAATCAAGCTATCCCCCAACGGCATAAAATTGAATCAATCATTAATGATAATAATCTTGTGGAATTAGATTTGAGTGGAGTTTTTTCAATATCTGAATCTTATTCAGATGAAATCTTTGGTGTTCTAGTTATCAAATTTGGTAAGCAACGTGTTTTAAATCAATTAAAAATTCGGAATGCTTCACCGGCAATCCTAAAAAGTATTGCAAAAGTTATACAACGTCGTGACAATGAGATTCAATTAAAGAAAGTGTATCCAGAATATAACAGAGAATATTCATGTGTAGCTTGTTAATGATGAAAAGCGCTCAACTTGTAAAATGTTGAGCGCTTTTTTATTACTCATCATCTAATGTGTACTTATCAAACTTAATCACTTCTTCACCTAGCCAATCATTAATCTGTAATATCTTGCTTTGCAGTGGTGCCAACTCATTACGAAAGAAAACCTTTGCTGCTTTTTCAACATCACCAAAGCCACCGGTATTCTGTGGAATGATCCCCATCATTTGAGGCGGTACGCGGTGTGCCGCTAACATATCGTCACGGCTGACATTCTTGATATTGAGAAATTCATCTTTTGCCGCAATCTCACTTAATGGAATAACTTGCACCCCGTCTTTTTTGCCGTTCGGCGCGTGGATAAACAGGTTGCGGAAATTGCCAGGGCCTTTTGAGTTTTGCATCGCGTTACGGATTTTATCAATGTCGCTTTGGTTTTGTGAGGCGTCACTGACGTATAAAATAAATCCGGCATGGCTTCCGTTGCGATAATACTTAAGGCGAAAGAGGGTAGATGCTTCATTCAGTAGCACTGACATGGTGGAGGCCAGATATTCTGGTAACCCGTATAGCTCTTGATTTAAATCGGGTTCGTATAACTGAAATACACTACCGGGCTTAAATTCATACGGCTTTGAGTCATAGCCATAGCGCACAAACCAATAGCTATCATCAGCAACACCACGGCGGGTATATTTGGCGAGAACGGGGGTGAGTTTTAATAAGTTACCCACCATATTATTACGACGTTCAAGGTAGGCATTGCCAAAGGTTAAGAAGTCGAGAGCAAATCGGCTAAAGTCTAACTTAGAGAGAAAACGGTTAGGCTGAAATGTGCTGACTAAAATATTACGTTTGACATAAATTGCACTGCTATGATGCGTCGCCGCACGAAACAGTTTTGATAACCCATCAAAGCTAACCGGTGGCTCATACCAATTATCAATTTGCGCACATTCCAGATAATCAAAAATTTCTCGTTTATCTAACACCGGAACGGGATCACCAAAGGTAAAGGCTTCCATGCTGTTATTGGCGGTTGCCGTTTGTTGTGCTTTAAAACGCTTTTTATTTTTACGGCTCATTAATAAATCTCCACAATATTATTACTGTTCTCGGTGGTGCCGGTTAATGGTTCGTTGAAAAGGGCATGCATCGTTGCCCATGCAAGGTCAGCGTGTCCGCTTTCTTCACTGCGCGAGGCCTCATAGGTTGGGCGGTTACCGCTTCCTGTGGTGGTACGACGAATGGATGTAAAGGATTGAATGATATCAACGCACTGCGCATCGAACTCTAAGCGTCCGTGACTAATCACGTCATAGGCTTTAATGACTAAGGCATTTTTGACATTCGGGTTATAAATAAACTCACGCGCAGCAGGGAAAAACTGGATAACATTCTGATAAACCCCATGCCCTAAGCCGGTGGTATCAATACCCATATATTCCACATAGAAACGTTCGGTGATTTTTTTAATGGCGTCAGCTTGTGCGCGAAAATCCATACCACGCCATTGATGGCGTTCTAATATGCGGAATTTTCCTCCTGGTACTTTCGGCGGCGCGATAACCACACAACCGGCACTATCACCATTTTCACCGCCTTTGCTGGGGTCGTAACCTACCCAAACCGGATCATAACCATAAGGGCGCAGCGCTAACGGTTGAATGTCGTCCCACACCTCCCAACTGTCCACCATGCAGTTTTGCATCATGTTAAAGTTGAATAGGGATTCGATATCATCCATAAAGTGACACATTAACAGGTTGTTATATTCGTCCGGGCTATACTCTTTTTTGAGTTGCTCTAAATCGAATAAATCACAACCGCCTCGTAGTGCATCTTCAATATTGACGATTTGTCGCCATTGCCCATCTTCACATAAACGTCCATTGACTAAGGCTTCATGTGAGATATCAATATCAACTCTGTCTTCTTTTTTGCGCCCGCGGTTATACAGCTTGCCTGACCAAAAGGGGTACGCTTCATGGCTCATGGTTGACGGTGTTGAAAAGTAGGTTTGTCGCCAATGTTTTTGTATCGCCATACCCGAAGTCACTTTGCGTAACTCCTGAAATTTCGGGATCCAAAAGGTTTCATCCAGATATAAATTACCGTGATAACTTTGTGCTGTGCGTGCATTAGTGCCAAGGAAATAGAGCGTTGCTCCGTTGCTTAACATCAATGGGTCGCCTTTTAATTCAACATCAACCTCCAATGCCATTTTGATAATGTATTCACGGAACATATAGGCTTGCGCTTTACTTGCCGACAGGAAAACCTGATTACGTCCGGTGGTCAGGGCATCAATAAAGGCTTCACGGGCAAAGTAAAACGTTGCGCCGATTTGACGAGATTTTAAAATATTGCGGATACGGTGATGACCGGCGCGATACCACACTTTTTGATATTCAAACAACGTATTGCGAAAGATATCTTCCAGTTTTTCAATTTGTTCTTCTGAAAAGAAGTTTTTCTCTGGCTGACGGCGTTCGCCTTTGTTGCGGTTGGCAATCTTAGGATTAAGGTCCGTTTCATTACCGCCGTTTTGATATTTTCTGATCCGCGCCATGCGTTCGAGTTGACGTCCTAACAAGTCGATTTCTTTAAAATCTTTGCCTTCTTTGCTCTCTTTTAAAATTAGATTGCAATAACGTGCCTCAACGGTTAGCTCTGCGCGTTCGGTAGGGCTGATTTCATCCCAATTATCGCGGCGTTTCCAACTGTGAATAGTGGACGCCTTTTCGCCTAGCGATTCCGCTATGCGAGCAATGCGGTAACCGGCAAAATACAGGTGC